CCATCACCATCGACATGCTTCTCGCCTTCATCAAGCCCGCCAAGGCGTATCAGATCCGCATGATCGCTGCGGGCTTCGGCGTGACGAGCGAAGCGCTCAGGCCGGTGCTGGAGGCGGCGATTGCGGAAGGCGTGGTCGAGACGCTGACCAGCAATGGCGTCCACCTGTATCGGCTGCCGGAGCGGCCCGCGTCAACGTCGGTCATGACGCCGTTGAAAATCTCGCGGGAGATGCGGGCGGCGCAGGAGCGGTGTGGGGAGTTGCGGGTGCATCCATCGAGGTTCCATGAATGACAGCGCCAGAGCAATGGGACAAACGGGATCCGTTAATAATTCTTTTGGAGAGAGAGGCGGCGTCATGCAAGGGGTGCAAGCACGAACTGTTTTACACGATGGCCGATTTTCGCGTGTGGATCTGTAAATTCAAAGACAAGAATGGAAAGCGCCCGAATCATGGAAAGCGCTGCAAAAACTACAGCCTCGGGGAGGGGTGATGGTCAAACTGGCCCAGCGGTATGCCAAAGCAACGCAGAGCAGCAACCTGAAATCTGACGACTACCACTTCGACACCGACAAGCTCGCCGCTGTGGCGCTGTCCGGCGGCGCCGGCTTCGGCAACTTGTTATTCCGCGTCAAATTTGCCAACGACGCCACCAGCTATGTCCGCCTGGCTGAAGAATGGGAATGGGAGGTCAAGAAGCGCGCTGCGCTCGCCGGCTGGCCCCTGCACGTCAAGGAAGCCGCCGTCGCCAAGGCTGCACTCAAGTACTGGCTCAACGACCTGTGCCCAGTCTGCGGCGGCAAGGGCGTCCGCAAGATGGAGTTCGTGGACATTCTTTCCGATGATCCTTGCGACACCTGCGAGGGCAGCGGAAAGCGGCCAATCGAATGCGCGGACCAGATCCGGCGCTATGCCGTCGAGATGGTCTTCGTGCTTGAAGAAATCATGATTGCTGCTGGCAGGAACGCGATGCGAAAGCTGGCGTCGGATATGGATTTAGGGGCGTAATACAATGACACGCACAGGGCGTTGTGATTAAGGACGGGCATGAGCTTGCTGTACGAAATGATGACTCTATACGGAACGCAGATGACGGCAAACGAAATCGCGACGCTGAAGCAGCGCATTGCTGACCTCGAGGCGGAAAATGCCGCATTGATTGCAGACAACTCAAGGCTGATGGAGATAGCGAGCGCCGAGATCAGCGCGCAGCCACCGCAGGGCAGACACGACCTGCGCATGCTTGGCTTCGAACTTGAAGGCGTGCTGACGGACGTGAAGCACGGCGGCTTTGATGCGGTCTGCCTGGAAACCGTCCAACGTGTTCGGTATGCGCTGCATGATGCATCCAAACAAGAAATTCAAGCTAGCAAGTAGCAGTAGAAAAGTGGCGTAACACGTTCCCGGTTGCGTATAGGCAAATTAGGACATTTGTACCAGTACCGGAAAAGTGTTTTGCCATTACTATAAGATCCAAGGATTGACAAAATAACAAAGGAGCTTGCATGTCGGTTGGAACGTTGACGGGCTATTCGATGATGGCCTCGTTGCCATTGGGGCTAATCGGGGACCATACGTATGTAGGGGACAGTACTGGGCGATCTTGGGGGTGTAACGGCCGGAGCGCAGGCGGAAGTCCGACCTGTACTGGTTCTGGAAATATCGATCAGGCAGACTGCCTAGCACAGCCAGATGCAAAAGCAGGAGTAGTATGGGGTATCAACGGGGTGTGCCATCAGATGTCGAATCGGATTCTACATGCGGCCACCCCTCCACTGTTAGTTTCTGCGGCGCGAGGATATAGGATTTCAGTATTTAGATATGGGGCTTACGGGAAGGATGCAAGTACCGGGATTCATTACTCGCCAACAAGTAATCCTTGGCCTGAGCTCCAGCAATGTAATGCAGGTCACTATCACCCATAGCTTGGAGGTTAATCATGGATACGAACGTGGAATTTGAGCGTCGCATTTCAGAGATACATGGGCTTGATCGTCAAGAGACCGAGCGCGGGCGCGACGGTGGGGTTGATGTGAGTATCCGGCAGCAAGAATTTCGAGCTATGACTGAGACGTTCCTAGGGCCGAACTACGACCAAGAAAAGTTGCAGAAAGTTGAATTTCTGCAAGAAGAATTGCACGAAATGGATTCTGCATTATTCCGAAAGTACGAAAGTGGACGAATAGACGCAGCGTTATACGTCGACTTACTCAATGTGTTCGCAGACTGGTGTTTTAGTAAATGCGAGCGCGTTCTTGGTGATCGTGACTTCGAGGAACTTTTTGGGGCCCCGTTCTCCGAGCGTTTATGGCAACTGGATCAGAAGGCCTTCGCGGAGGCTCACCCTCATGCGCACCCTTACGCCCACTCCCACTAACGTTGTTGCGGCGGCCAAATGTCTCAAGGTGAATGGTCAAACGAAAATCGTCATATTCACAGAATTTCGAGCATGGGATCGAGCTGGTTTTAAGCATTAAAATCCAGTTGTAAACCCCGCAGAACCAATTTATACTCACGGCACTGCGGAGCTATTGGCCTTGCCTTTTGTGCCGCATAACTCGGGGCGAAAGCCGGATGCGGTCAACCTTAGATCGCGACCTTCGCAGAAAAACTCGCCCTAAAATTTATTGAAGCCAGCCTAACCGCTGGCTTTTTTGCATCTGAAGGTCGGGCTTAGCGCGGATGGGGCCATCAGGCAGCGCGTAGCGTGGGACTGGCGACCCCTTAGTCGAGTCAATCAGCCTTATACCTCCCGGAGTAATTGAAAAACGCTCATCCGAGTGCCGTCACAAGCCGCACGCTTCGGACGCCGGACGCCGGACGCTGTAACCGGATATGCATTGAAGTGCGTTAAAATGCTGGGTATATCAACCGGCACTTTAACGCACACATGCATAACAAAATAATTGCCCTTGATGCGCGCCTTGGCAAAGGTGGAAAGCATGCGCCGGCGAATGGCGACGCGTCAGAGGCGCTGTTTGTTTTCCAAGCTTACAAAAGGGGCTGGGAATTAGCTAAACCGTTTGGGCATGCGAACCCGTTTGATTTCGTAATGCGCCAGCCAGGTGGAAAGTGGGCGAGCGTTCAAGTCAAGACCGTCTATGTGGATAAACAGGGGGACGGTAAGAGAATCCGCTGTGTAAGTGTTAGGCGGAGTCTTGGTCGTGTGTATGTTGAGGGTGACATTGACTATTTGTTTGCCGCTTCTGAGGCAGATTGCTGGTTGATTCCCTGGGCCGCAATGGCGCACAAGAAATCAATGATCTCTCTCGATAGTGCTGGCTGGGCACAATATTTATTGCCTGACCTGTAACCGGCAACCAGATCATTGCTAAATCAAAGCTAGGATCATTGCTAAAATAGCGCCCGCGGCGCGCTAGCTTTGGCGCTGAAAGAATCGGGATCACGGATGCCCATAGGGGTCTCTGCAAGGAGATACGCACTCTTCCGCCGATGGAATAAGACCGGGGTTAGCGCCGGTCGCCGCATCAAATTCGAAGCCCCGCCAACCGGTCGGGGCTTTTTGCATTCCGGTCCCCGTAAAGGCGCACCATGAATCCGATCAAGCAGCCCTCCAAGGAAGCCGCCCGCGATTACATGGAGGGCCGCCAGCGCGAGCACAAGCCGCCGCCGGATCAGAAAGACATTCGGCGCCAGATGGGTTGGGACCTGATCGAGATGGAACGGAAAGACCAGGCGGGCCGGCGATGAGCTGGTGGGCCATGTGCATGATGATGTTTGGGGTATGGATCCCCAAAGTACCCCAAGTTTCCCCAAACTTTCCCCAAAGTCCCCCAAACTTTGAGCGCTCTGAGCCTTGACGACTGACCTGCGCATGCGCAGACCGTGACTGCGTAGCACCTGCAGCCAGCCGTCAAGCCTCAGTACGTTGCAAAGTGTCTCCTCCACATCCCTACCAAGGGATGGGATTTAGCCCGTCGCTCCCGCAAGGGAACGGACGGGCATTTTTTTGCCCGTCACCCGGAGCGATCCATGAGTGATTTGACGAACCCGAATTACAAACCTGGCGAGCTGCTCGACGTGATCCAGGACAAGCTAGACCTGAAGAACGACGGTGCACTCGCCCGCGCGCTGGACACCACGCCCGGGCAGATCAGCAAGATCCGCAACAAGAAATTGCCGGTCGGCCCGGCCATGCTTGTCATCCTGAGCGAAGCAGTGGAACTCTCCATCGGCCAGTTGCGCCACATCGCCGGCCTGCCGCGCCGGATGTACGTCACGCGCTGACATGGATCTCGGGCACTTGCTCGACCTGTACCAGCGCAACAAGCTCAATGCCGAGAAGCGCGGCATCGACTACGGCCTGAGCTTTAAGCAGTGGCTGGAAGTCTGGGGCGAGCAGATATTGACCCGACGCCGCGGACACGGCAGCAGTCGGCTGCGGCTGGAACGCATCGACAAGCGCCGCGGCTACTACGACGGGAATGTGCATATCACGGCGCGGAAGATGCCGAAATAAAAAGGGAAGCAATGAAAATCGAGATGGTCGAGGAAAAGTGCTACTCATTTAAGGTTGGTGATGTGCAGATTGAGGGCATGCGCAAGGTGTCGACTTGGAACGGAATGACTGAGTTGCGCAGCCCAGAAGGCCAGGCCCTCATTGTCTGTTTTGAGACGGGCATGTCGGCAGAGCTTCGCGGCTTACTGGATCCGCTTGTAAAGCGAAGCGTCACGATTGTAAGCGGAAGCCCGGATCTAATCGCCAGCATCAAGGCCGCTATGCAGCCGGTAAATAAGGTCACGGTCCAGGTAGATATGCAGAAATCTACGCCCACCGCCGTAGCCGCCCAGATAAGCGCAAATGTCCGCCGTGCGCAGAAGAGAAACGCATAGTCAATTTCGCAACTATCGCTTTGCACCGCCGGCGCGCTCCAGTGGCGGCAAGTAACGGGCGCTGTTCACTGACGTTTCGAAGGCCGGCGTCTCCCCCGCAGCGTATCGCGGATCTCTTCCGGCGCGGGCGGTGACACTTAACTGGAATACCGAACTCAATGGCACTGACCCCCAAACAGCAGCGCTTCGTCGATGAGTATCTGATCGACCTGAATGCGACGCAGGCTGCTGTCCGTGCTGGGTACAGTGAGCGCAATGCAGACAAGATTGCGCACCAGCTGCTAGGGAAAACTAGAGTTTCGTCAGCCATTGCCGACAAGATGAAGGCGCGCGAGGCTCGAACCGAGATCACGCAAGACATGGTGCTCCAGCGGTTCTGGATGATTGCCACCGCCGACGCGAACGAGCTGGTGCAATATCGGCGCAACTGCTGCCGGCACTGCTGGGGCGAGGACCACTTGTACCAGTGGACAGAAGGTGAATACCAGGCCGCACAGGACGAAGCTGCTCTGAAGGGCGGCACATCGCCGAACGCGGACGGCGGTTTCGGCTTCGACAAGCTGCGCGCTGCAAATACCGATTGCCCCGAGTGCAAGGGCGAAGGCAAGGGCGGCATGCATGTTGCCGACACCCGGAACTTGAAAGGCGGCGCCAGGCTGATGTACGCCGGCGTCAAGATCGGCAAGGACGGGCTGGAGATCAAGATGCACGACCAGATGGCGGCGCTGGAAAAGGTCGCGCGCCACCTGGGAATGTTCAAGGAGCGCACGGAAATCAGCGGGCCGGATGGCGGGCCGATCAAAACCGAGTCCACAGGCAAACTGCAGGATCTGACAGACGATGAACTCTTCGCCATTGCAACAGGCCGCGGCGAAAGAGCTGCTGATCCGACGAAAGGCCCGCAGTAGCATTCTGCATTTCGTCAATGCGATTGAGGTCCCCGGGCGGCCGATGGGCGAGGATCCGGACAGCGAAGCGTTTGCGCCGATCGAAACGACCATCGCGCATCACCATCGCCTGCTGCTGGAAAAGTTGGACGAGGTCAGCAAGACCCCACACGGCCGCATGATGGTGTTCATGCCGCCGGGTAGTGCCAAGAGCACGTATGCATCGGTGGTGTTCCCATCGAAGTACCTTGGCGAGAAGCCGAGCCGGAAGCTGATCCTGGCCAGCTACGGCGACGACCTGGCGCGCAAGATGGGGCGCCGGACCCGAGCGATCGTGAAGCAGAAGCGGTATGGCGCGATTTTCGATGCGCGCCTTGCCAGTGATTCGCAGGCCGCGCAGGAGTTCGCGCTGACCAACGGCAGTGAGTACATGGCCTGCGGCATCCTGGGTGGAGTAACCGGCAACAGGGCGCACGGCATCATCATTGATGACCCGATCAAGGGCCGCGAGCAGGCGAACTCGGAAACCATCCGCAGCAAGACGTGGGACGCCTACGAGGACGACCTAAAGACGCGGCTGATACCGGGCGGCTGGATCGTCCTGATTCAGACGCGCTGGCACCAGGATGACTTGGCCGGCCGCATCCTGCCGACCGACTGGAATGGCGAGAGCGGCAAGATTCTGTGCAAGGACGGCAACGAGTGGGAAGTGCTCTGCCTGCAGGCGCGGTGCGAGGTCGACAACGATCCGCTCGGCCGCAAGCAGGGAGAATACCTGTGGCCGGAATGGTTTGACCGGCGGCACTGGTCGCAGTTTGAGCAGAACGCCCGGACCTGGGCGGCGCTGTATCAGCAGCGGCCAACACCGCTCGATGGCGACCTATTCAAGCCTGACCAGTTGAAGATCATCGACGCGCTGCCGGCTGAAAACATCCAGTGGGTTCGCGGCTGGGACCTGGCCAGCACCACGGATGGCGACTACACCGCCGGCGTGCGGCTCGGCCGGCTGCCCGATAACCGTTTCATCATCGCCGACGTGGTGCGGCTGCGAGTCGGGCCAGACCGGCGCGATGCGGCGCTGGTCAACACCGCGGCGCTCGATGGGCACCAGACGAAGCAAAGTATCCCGCAGGATCCGGGACAAGCCGGCAAGACGCAGGTGCTGTACCTGACGCGCGCCCTGGTTGGCTACACGGTTCTCAGCTCGCCTGAGTCGGGCGACAAAGTAACCAGGGCCGAGCCGGTTGCAGCACAAATCAACGTCGGCAACGTGTCGATGCTGCGGGGCGACTGGAATGCCGCATTCATAAGTGAACTGCGGGTCTTCCCGAACGGAGCAAACGACGACCAGGTTGATGCGCTCTCGAGGGCGTTCGGCGAACTGATCGTCAGGCGCACCGCCACCACACGGACCTTGGATATTTAGCGATGGCACTCAAAGTAGATGGGATGTCCGATGCCGTGAGCGCCATGCGCCCGGACCTGGACAAGATTGAAGCCCTGATGGGCGGCACCAATGCAATGCGCAAGGCCGGCACCACGTATTTGAAGAAGTGGCCAATGGAAGATCAGGACAGCTACGATTTCCGCCTGCAAACATCGACCTTGTACAACGCCTTTGCCCGCACGGTCGAGAACATGGCCGCCAAGCCGTTCACCGAGGAGGTGAAGTGGACCGGCATCGACACGGAAGTTGAGGCATGGTTCGGCAATATCGATTTGCAGCGCAGAAGCCTTCATATGTTTGCGCAGGACGTCTTTTTGTATGGCCTTCGGGACGGATTGACGCATGTCCTGATCGATCATCAGCCTACGCGGGACGAGAACGGCAATCTGCTTTACAAAACCAAGGCCGATGAGATCAAAGCCGGACTTCGCCCGTACGCGATTCACATCAAGCAGTCACAGATTCTCGGCTGGCTGAGCTCGTGCATTGACGGTGTCGAAAAGCTCACGCAACTACGCATCAAGGAATCGGTCACTGAGCCAGACGGCGAATTTGGCACGACCATCGTTGAGCAGATTCGCGTGTACATGCCGGGCGCCTGGCAGACTTACCGGAAAAATTCGGAAGAATTGTGGATGCCGTATAAAAACGGCACGACATCGCTCGATTTCATCCCGCTGGTCACGTATTACACGCGCCGCACCGGGTTCATGACCGCAACACCGCCGCTGAACAATTTGGCGGACCTGAACATCAAGCACTGGAACTCGGAAAGCGATCAGTTTTCCCTGCTGCATACCGCGCGCGTGCCGATCCTGGCCATCATCGGGGTCGATGAGCAGGAGAGCGGGAAGCTTAAGATCGGCGCAAAGACGGCCCTGACCCTGCCGGTCGGCGGCGATGCCAAGTACGTGGAACATTCGGGCAAAGCGATCGAGGCTGGGCGCAACTCACTGAAGGATCTTGAGCAGCAAATGGAGGCGATGGGCGCCGAGCTGGTAACCGCATCGGTTGTTGCCTCGACTGCCACGGAAAACGTCCTCGATTCCGCGAAATCGCAGTGCCAGCTGTCCGCAATGGCGCAAGGCCTTGAAATCTTCCTGGATCAGATGGTCGACATCATGGCCGCCTGGCGCGGGCTCGGCGAGCAGGGCGACATCGATGTGTTCGATGACTTTGCCACGATCACGGTCAATTCGGCGACGGCGGGCGCGTTCGTGACGGCCTTGGTCCTGTTGGTGGACTCACAGCTCATGTCGCGCGAAACGGCGTTCGAGGAGTTGAAGCGCGCGGGCATTGCGAATCCAGATCTCGTCTGGGCGGTCGAGCAGAAAAAGATCAAGGAAAACGCGCCCGTGCCGGTGACCACAGACGTGAAGGTGACGTAAGCACCGCGTTCCAGAAAGACTCGTTTTCGAGGCCGCGTGAAGCGATTCAGGCGGCTTTTTTGTAGCCCGAATGCCGGATGGACTAGGGCGTATTGATCCAGAAGGATCGCCAACCTGGGCGGATGCCCAAGAAAGTCAGTAATCATGCCATTCAAATATGACGCCAACGGAGCAATCGTTACCCAAGGCGAGGGCGAAAAGAAGCTGCCTGTTTTCATCCACGCGGACGGCCGCGAGGCACCGTTCGATGCCGATACCACCGTGTCGACCATTGGCCGCCTCAACGGCGAAGCTAAGGCGCATCGCGAGGCGAAAGAATCCGCCGAAGCGAAGCTGAAGAATTTCGAAGGCATTGACGATGGCGAGGCTGCCCGCAAGGCGCTTGAAATGGTCAAGAACATCAAGGACGGCGAACTCATCACCGCCGGGAAGGTGCAGGAAATAAAGGATGCCGCGGCTGCCTCTGCAAAGCAGGCGGTGGCCGACGCGACACGGGCCGCAGAGGCGCGTGAGAAGGCGCTGGCAGAGCAGAATCAGAAGCTCACCGGCGACCTGAACAATCACATCGTGGGTGGCTCGTTCGCGGGCTCGAAATTCATCGCTGAGAAATTGGCGATCCCGGCCGACATCGCACAGAAGGTATTCGGCGACCGGTTCTCGGTGGAGGGCGGCAAGCTCGTGCCGAAGGACGCCAACGGCAACCCGATCTTTTCGGCCACCCGTCACGGCGAGCACGCCGACTTCGAGGAGGCCCTGCAGCTTATGGTGAATGCCTACCCCAACCGGGACATGATTCTCCGGGGCTCGGGCGCATCCGGCAGCGGCGCGCAGCAAAGCAATGGCGGCGCAGGTGGCAGCAAGTCGATCAACCGCGGCGGATTCGACAAGATGGCGCCCGTTGACCAGGCTGCCTTCGTGAAGTCGGGCGGAACCGTCACAGACTGAGACTGAGTAAAGCAATAACCGTAGTAATCCAGGGTGGATGCCTTGGGCGGGTGGTTTGGCTGGATGGCCGTGCAGCAAAAACGACATTTGACGAAACCATTTTAAAAGGCTCCATCATGAAAAAGATTTTCCTGTCTGTTATGACTGCGGCGATTGCTGTGGTCGCCGCGCTCTCTGGCCAAGTGGCATCAACCGCAAACACTGCCAAGATGTACACCAAGGCTGTCGCGCACATCGCGCATGCACACCTGTTCAACTTCATGGCTCGTCAAGGCCTGGTGCTGGGCGCCAATACCCTGACCTCGCTGATCCCGACGATCTACGAAGCACTCGACGTGGTGTCGCGTGAAATGATCGGCTTCATTCCGGCCGTCTCGCGCAACTCCAGTGCCGAACGTGCGGCCCTGAACCAATCGATCCTCGTCCCGATCACTGGCGCGCCAACGCTGGCCGACAATACCGCGGCCGTCTCTGCACCGAACACTGGTGACCAGAACGTCAGCAATGTGTCGATGACCATCAGCAAATCGAAGCACGCGCCGATCCGCTGGAATGGCGAAGAGCAGCGCGGTCTGCTGAACGCTGGCACCTACGCCGGCATCCTGCGCGGCCAGTTCGAGCAGGCATTCCGCAGCCTGACCAACGCGATCGAGGCCGATCTGTTCGCAACTGCGTACCAGAACGCTTCCCGCGCCTACGGCACCGCAGCCACCGCGCCGTTCGGCACCGCTGGCGACCTGTCCGACATCGCCCAGGTCCGCAAGATCCTGGACGACAACGGCGCGCCGCAGACCGACCTGCAACTGGTCCTGGGTTCTGCCGCCATGGCCAACATCCGCGGCAAGCAAAACGTGCTGTTCAAGGTGAACGAGGCCGGCACCGACCAACTGCTCCGCAAGGGCAGCATCGGCGAGCTGGAAGGCATGGCCATCCACAACTCGAATGCCGTGGTTTCCGTCGCCAAGGGCACCGGCGCGTCGTACACCACCGACACCGCTGGCTATGCTGTTGGCGCCACGGCGATCACCCTGATCACCGGCACGGGCACCGTACTGGCTGGCGACACCGTCACGTTTGCGGGCGATACCAACCGCTACGTCGTTGCCGTTGGCACTGGCGCACCGGGCGCCATCACGCTGGCTGCCCCTGGCCTGCGCGTTGCCATTCCCGCATCGGCGACCGCCGCAACGGTTGGCGCGAGCGCCACGCCAAGCCTGGCGTTCAGCAAGTCGGCCATCCAGCTGATCACTCGCGCCCCGGCCATGCCGATCGGCCCGGATGGCAAAGCGATGGACATGGCTGACGACGTGATGACCGTGACCGATCCGGTTTCGGGCATTTCGTTCGACATCGCGGTGTATCGCCAATTCATGCAGATGGTCTTCCACGTCCGCCTGGCATGGGGTACGCAAGGCATCAAGCAGGCGCACACCGCCGTCCTGCTGGGCTAATGCAACACGGAAGCGGGGCTTCGGCCCTGCTTCCCACTGGAGAAGATCATGAGTGAAGTTTGTGAAACCGTTCGGGTCGTGGCGCCCGAGTCGCCGCAGGGATTCGTGGTCGTCAACAAGGCCGATGTGGCCGAAGGCGATCAACTGTTTGAAGGCGAGCTGCCCGTCGAACTGACGTCAGACGCCATTGTCGATGCCGCGAACCAGGGCGAAGGCGATGCGTGACACCTGCGCCACAGTGCGCGTCGTCGCGCCAGTAAGCGCCGAGAACCCGCACGGCCACATCGTCATCAACGCTTCGGACCTGACCGACGAACACACGTTGTTCGATGTCGCGCAGGACGACGCCGAGAAAGAGGCGGCGCCTCGCAAGACACGCGCCCGCAAGACCGAGCATCCGGAGTAACCATGCTGACCGACGCACAAAAGGTGGATGTACGCCGCTGGGCAGGTTACCAGTTGCAGGGCGACGGCGAGTCGCAGCCATTTACGGTGCCGGTCTTCACGTCCACCACGGTCGGCGGGAGCGGCGTAATGCCGGGCATGACGTTGGACTATCGGCTCGATCACATGTCGGTCAGTGAAGAAACCGTGCTGGTTGATACATTCCTGACGCCGCTTGCAGGGCTGGAAACCGCGATCCTTGGTGCGGCCGACAATCTGGATACTGACCAGGCTGCTGTCTGGAAGCGCAACCCGCGCGAGGTCGCCGACCGCGGCCGACTGTTCAACCAGTGGCGCCGGCGGATGTGCGGCTTCATTGGCATTGCTCCTGGGCCTGAACTCGGCGAGGGTGGCATGACGCTGGTGCGCGCATGACAGTCATCGCGTGGGACGGCAAGACCCTGGCAGCAGATAAGCAGAACACATCAGCCGGCCACGCCACAACAGTCACCAAAATTCATCGCGTGCCCGGCGGCCTAGTCGGCTTTACCGGCAATGCGGGACATGCCAACGCACTCTTGACATGGTTCCGTGAAGGCCGCAATCCAGCAGACTGGCCGAAAAAGGGTGGTGAAGATTCCGCTGGCGTCATGTTCGTGACCGACGACGGCGAGCTGCGCGGCTATTCCGGCGACGACGGTCCGAACTACGTCCTTTACGAGGACAAGTTTGTTGCGTTCGGCGCCGGCCGCGATTACGCGCTTGCCGCAATGTATCTAGGCTCCGATGCGCGTCGGGCAGTCGAGGTGGCCTGCGCGCTCGACAACTCCTGCGGCATGGGCATCGACACGCTGGAACTGCGGTAACTACCCACTATTACGAATCGAAGGAATAAAAAATGACCACAGTTCGAGCGGGTAGCGACACCACCCTTACCGTCAATGAAGGCAGCGCGCTGAATATCTCTGGATCGTCGGATGCGGTTGGCGTCGTTTATCGCCTGAACGATGCGCTTGGCGGGACAAACTCTGTGCAATCGTGGGCGATTGGCGCTGGAGCGCATACGCCGATTGGGCCTTACTCGGGCACGAGCCGATTCCTCATTACCTGCTCGGTTGGGAGCATCGCGGCTACGGTGGTCGAGGCTTCTCTGGCGGTGCCGCAGTTCGCTTACGACGCATCCGGCAATGTGCAGGGGATACAGGGCATCAGCAATATCGGAACGAAAAATCGCCTTGGTCGCCGTCTAAGGATTGCGCAGATCGGAAACAGTATTTCAGCCTACAGCGGCGTCCAGGCAAACCAATTCAGGCCCAAGGGTGCATTAGCTTGGGCGAACGCCTATCTGCATTATGGCTTTAGTAATATCCGTTCAACGGCGGGGCAGATCGGCGCTGATGCGAATTCCCAGATGGACGCATGGGGAACTTACGCCTACAGCGGCGGCGTACTGGGTTCGCAGTCCGGCGACGGGCGCACCAATACCATCA